GGCGTTAACCAGCTCGCGGAACTTCGCATTGATGCCCGCGATAATCTCGCGCACCAGAACCGGCGTCAGCGGCTTATCAACCGCCCACATGTGTGCCTCGGCCATCGTGTCGGCCAGCACCTGCGCGGTGCGGGTGTAGTTCTCAAACTGAAACAGCGGATCATCACTGCAGGTGCGGTTGCCCCAGAAGCGGAAACCGTCTTTACGGATCAGCGTGGTGACGTCGGCCTCATTGAGCAGGTCGGCGTCGGTGCCGGTCTGCTGCAGATCCCAGAACACCGATGCGGAAATCCCGGTCACGCCGTTGACGCCGACGTTAGACAGGGTTTTATGCCAGCCTGTGTCATTGTCGATTTTGGCGCGCAGGCCCAGCGCACGGGCAGTGGCATAGGCCGTGTCTGATTTGCTGATCGCGGTGTTCCACGCAAGAAAATCAGGCCAGATAACCATCAGCTCACGCTGGCTGAAGTTCTGGCGATACAGGCGGGCTTCGGAAATGGTTTTACATTCCCACGCTGAGACGTAGGCAAAGGCGCGCAGCTGCTGCGCGATGCTGGCAAGCGCGGTCGCCACTGCCAGTGAGTCCAGCCCCGGCACGCCGAGAATGCGCGGCTTAACATCGAGCTGAGTCTGCGCGGCGAGCAGCGCTTTCATGCCGGTATACTGGCCGTTTTCATCCGTGCCGCCGATGATATTGGACGTGGTTTCGGCTTCGTCGGCACCTTCAGCCACGCGCACGACGACGGTCACAGGTTTGGACTGATCGGCAATAGCCTGCAGCGCAGCGGCGAGCGTGCCTTTTTTACCTGCTTTGCCGATAGCTGCCTGCACGTTGGTGATGAGTACCGGCGTATTAAGCGGGAAGGTTGCCGCGTCCGCATCCTGCGCGGTGCAGACCATGCCGACGATTGCGGTTGATACGGTTGAAATGGTGCGCGTGCCGTCGTTGACTTCGACGACGCGGACACCATGATGATAATCAGACATCTGATGCACTCCGTTTTGAGGGTGTGCTCAGGGTGTCAGGTCATTGAATAGGATGCATGCTGTTACGGTTTGTTGGTCTGTCAGTAAAACAATTAGCAATATTCAAAAAAAACGGATGCACGAAGTACAATACTCCTCATGCATCCTCTTAAAAAATCTTGTCATAGCATTAATAAATATTTGATCTTATTTTTGATACTGCCTTAACTTATCAAGCAATTCGTCAATGGCTTCATCCTGTTGAATATCGTCTTCTTTCTGACTTTCAGAAGTTAGTTCATCATGATCTGAGAAAATACCGGCTTGCCTTTCGGTCAACTCGCGAATCATGTCTTCAATTTCTTTGCTATGATGCTCCTGAATATGCTCATCTATTGCTTGAGATAGCTCCTTCATTCTTTGTATATCTAATTCTTCTTTTACTGCTTCCTCGGCTTCATCTTCCCATTCTGCAATCGTATCTTCAATTTCTTTTAGGCTAAACATTCTTACTCCTTATTGATAAGGCATTTGGCTATATCTACTATCGAATAAAAACTTTGGCTATCAATACTAGCCTGTAATTGCATACATTTTTATGATAGTTTAAAATTGATTCACTGCTTTTAAATTAATGACTTTTAATCATACACGCTTTAGACGTTGAGCTTAACTGTATCTTTTATACATGTCTGCAACCGTAATCCGTGCACCCCTATCAAATTGCTAAATAATAGCTTTTAACTGTTCTGGTTTATCCGGCCATACGATACCTTGCCTATCACTAGTATCAATCCGGCTGAGAGCCACCCGATATCGTTTCCATTCTGCCAGACGGGCAATCTCTTCTTCTGTTGCAATACTGATATCAACCGCATCCTGCAGCGGCGCGATTGTCCGGTTTGCCACATCCATTTCAGCGGCAAGCCTGCTGCTGGCAATCAGTACTGCGTTCTCAGCTTCTGTAGCCGGGGCGCTAAACACGCCGCCACTGTAGTGATAATTTACATCGGGCTGTTCGGGTAGCGCGGTAATATCCACCCATACCAGTGACGGATGATAGAGTTTTTCAGGCTTCCCATTCAGCGAGACGATCTCAGCAACGCACTGATTTTCAATCCGGGCATAAGTTTTCATCAGCTGAATTCCTCAATGTATATAATACCGTCAGCCCCGTAGTTACCGTAGTAAGGCGAAGTTCGGATGTTGCCTCCGCCGCCCACACCAAATGAAGCCCGGTCGTTTGATGCAATCCCTTCGCCACTCCGTGAAGCACCTCCCCAATAGCTGGCTCCACCGTCCCCGGAACCCCCACGATAAGGGTTAGTGCCTCCGGTAATAACGCCGGGGGAATCGCTGCCGTCGCCGCCCTGAATATTGATATCCCCGCCAACTGCAGTTCCCCCGGCTCCTCCTGCATCACCAACTGAGTTCGCACCGTTGCCCGCTGTAATCTGCCCGTTAAAGGCACTGCTGGTTGAATTGATGCTCTCTTTGCTGCCAGCGCCAACAACCCCCGCATACGTTTTGCTGTCATCAACAGCCAACATTGCGATTGCCGTACCGCCAGCGCCGCCACCGGCACCGCGTGCGCGATAGTTTTCGCCCCAGCCCAGAAAACCATAACCGCGCCCGCCGCCGCCGGTAATGATGATTCGTGCGCGTTTAGTTCCTGGTGTGGGTTTGTAGCTGATCGCGCCCGGCGTCGTGAAAATCTGGCGGCCAATCCAGCGCCCGGAAAACTTTTCGCTAATACCGAGGTTTTTAAGAACGTCAGCAACTAGCCCGGCGTCTTTGATTTCTGCCAGGGCATTTGCGATCTGCAGGTACTGGCCGTGGGGGTTATCAGCATCGATATGCTTTTTCATTACGCTGTCAGCGTAGGCTTTCACCTCGATCACGGCGTTATCAACATACTTGCGCGTCGCCAGCACTACTGACGGATCAATTTTGAGCGTGACGGCCGTCGTGCTGTTCACGATTAAAATCATGCGCACGGTCTGCGTCCGCCCGCTGCCTTCAGCCAGTTGTGGCTTGTAGGTTTCCGGGCAGTTAGCAACGGCAATCAGCACGCCGTCAGCATCATACAGGCCGATTTCGCGGATCCAGAAACCGCCCTCGCTTTCGGGAATAATCTGCTCGGCAATAATCTGGCTGCTGTTTGCCGCATCAACGGTCAGGGAATTAAGCTGCGCGCGACGCTTCTCGCCGATGAGCTTTGTCTGTGCCGCGTCAGGCGTCGGCAGCGTGCCGCCACCATCGCCGACACCCATAGAGGCGATGTTCACTTTCGTGCCGAGTGCGGCGGCGTTCGCCAGCTTAGCCGCGCCCTGATTGGTCAGCAGGGCAAAATATTTTGTCGTCATGCGCTCACTTCCGTCAGGTCAATAAGATGCACCGCCACGCCGGAATAACCCGGCCCGCCGACGCTGATAAGTTCAGGGGTGTAAGGGTAAACAGTCAGCTCGTCGCCGCTGTAGCTGGCAACGGCGACCGGCAGAGTGCCGTTAGCATCGAGATTAATGGACAGGCCGATAAGGTGACGACTGCAGGGCTTGGCGTCAGCTATCAGGCGCTCCAGCTCGTTATACATTTCCTCGGTAATGCCGGTATCCAGTACGCCCACGTCCAGCCGGAACGTGCCTGGCGCTTCGTTGGTTTTCCACCACTCGATAACCCGGATGAGATAGCCCAGCGGCTCAACGACGCGGCGGATAGCGCCGATGGTGCCTTTGTGCCGGTGCACGTACTGCGAGGCGGCAACCACGGCGCGCTTTGTCGATTCAGGCCAGGCTGAATCCCAGCGATCAACCGACCACGCCCACGCCAGATAGGGCAAAAGTGCTACCGGGCAGGTGTACGGATTCCATAACTGGCGCAGCGGCACGCTCATCGCGCCGGGGCTTGCCAGCGCCTCAGCGGCAGCAATCTCAAGCGCCGACGAGCCGGTCGGCAGCAGGCGATCACTCATCCGAGCCTCCCACGGTCAGCGTGTAGCCGGTGCAATAAGCGGCCTGTGTTTTATCAAGTACCACATCTGCAGCAGGCTTAATCAGGTTGACGCGCTGCACGCCCTCAACGTGCATGGCGGCATACAGCGCAGACAGGCGAATATCACGGCCGAGGCGCTTCTGCGCGCTGATGTAGGCGGCGAGCTTTGCCTCTGAAGCGGCGCGGATCGGTTCAGCTTCCGGCCCCGGATAGAGGTACAGCTCGGCCACGATTTCGTATTCCATAATCTTCGCTGACTGCACGCTCACCCGGTCGGCAACCGGGCGCACGTCCTCGTCGTTGAGCGCAGCATTCACCACGGCCAGCAGATCATCGCCCGCCACGCCGCTGCCCTCACGCGCGAGCACCGTCACCGTCACCACTGCTGGCGACGGGCTGATGGCTGATGCATCGGCTACGCGGCCGTCGGCGCTTCTGGCGTGATACTCATATGCGCCGGTCGGCCCCGCCACGCTCAGCCCTTCAAAGGCCGAGGCGATACGCAGCCGGTAATCATCGTTACTTTCCATCACGGCAGCGGTTGGCGGAATTGTTGTATCGTCGGCCGGGGTAATCGTCAGGCGGGTTACGCCATTGTTAGCGCCGAGCTGATCAAGGTCGCCATCCAGTGCATACGCCACCATTACCGCCTTTGCCGCCTCGTTGATGCGCTGGCGCAGGATCAGCTCACGGTAGGCATTTTCCTGCAGCAGCTTAACGATGGGTTCCGACTCCAGCGTCAGCGTGCGGGCGACGGCGTCCTGCTGGTCAGCAGGGTAAAGGGAAATCAGCGTAGCCTTTCGCTCGGCCAGCAGGGTCTCATAGTCCAGCGACTCCATCACATTGGGCGCGGGCAGCTGGCTCAGGTCGATAGTTGCCATAGTCTCAGCTCACAGGAACGGTTAAGGAAAAAGGCTGCGCGCTGTCGGTGCGGTTGCCGGACAGCTCAACCACCATTGCGCCGTTGATATCCGACTCAAAGCTGATGGCGGTCAGCTTTATGCGCGGCTCCCATTTCAGGATCGCCATATAGCAGGCCGACATAATCTGCAGGCGCAGCGCCTCGTTTTGCGGCTGGTCAATCAGGGCGGATAAAAGCGAGCCGTACTGGCGACGCATCACCCTGGAGCCGAGCGGGGTCAGCAGAATGTCACGCACTGACTGCCGGATATGATCGAGGTCGGTCAGCGCGCCGCCGGTTTCCCGGTTCATGCCGATATATTTTGCGGTTGTCATACCGGCGCTCCCGTTTTTCCGCCGCTGTCGCCCGGATGGATATGCGAATGCAGTACCTTGCCGTTTGAGGACAGACTGCCGCCGGAATGTGTAACGTCGCCTTTCATCGTGCCGCCCTGGGTGACTTCCAGCTGCGCTGTTTTGAGCAGCGTTGTGCATTCCACTTCTGGCGAGTCGAACAGGATTTTTACGGCTGCTTTGATGGTTGCGGTCTGTATGCCGGTTGCGGTCAGCGCACCGGTTTCCGGCTCGTACTCGATCACCGCACCGTCAGGAAATGACCAGTGCAGCGCATCGGCCGAGGCAGACGGAGCCGGATTGTCATCAGAGAAAATGCCCGGCAGCACAAAGCCGGTATCGAGTTCGCCGCCCAGGCACAGGATAAGCACCTGTTCACCCACTGACGGCGCATTCCAGGAGCGGGTTTTACCCGCGCGGGCGCTCAGCCAGTGCAGCCAGCCGGTCGTATTTTTTCCCGTATCGACACGGCACAGCCCGCCGTCAAGGTTGACGGCCGACACGGTTCCGATACGGATCAGGTTGCGCAGCAGGCGCTTAATTTCTACGAGTTGTTCGTTCATCTGTTAATGATGTTTTGTTTTTCACTCCAAAACGATCAGTGATGGTTTGCTCAGCTATGACCAAGCAAACTGAACCATAAAAAAGGCTCATTTCGATGGTTTGCTAAAGGTAAAGTTTTGTTAATGTATAGGCTCTTTTCTCACACATTAAGGATTTGTAAGATGGAAGAGGTAGAGTTTTTTAATGACGGTAAAGTTAGTGTGACAAGTGCACGTTTCCGAGTTGGGTCGAATACTTACGCGATGCAGGGTGTTACTTCGGTTAAGCGAGGACAAAAGGATGCTAACAAATCTCCAGCTATCCTGACGGCGCTTGTTGGATTAGGGATGATGTTTGGTGCAGACCAACCCAGTATAAAAATTTTAGGTTTTTTATTATTTATTTTGGGTGTTTTTATATTCAAGAAATTAAAAGCCGAATACAGCGTTTATCTTAATAGCGCATCAGGTGAGAGCCAGGCGCTTCAAAGCAAAGACAAATCATACATTGACAGAGTCATTGACGCTCTTAATGAATCAATAGTTCACAGAGGCTAAAAAAGTTGGGGCTTCATTGCCCCTAAAATTAGGAGGTTGTGATGAAGATACTTACCTTTGAAGAAGCACTAAACAGATCATCGAACAATTCAAAAAGGCACTTATTATTAGGAAATGGTTTTAGTATTGCCTGCAAACCGGATATTTTTCAATACGGTAAACTTTTTGAAAGAGCTGACTTTACAAGCTTCTCACCTGCAGTAAAGAAAACATTCCAAAGCATGGCTACTGAGGACTTCGAGAAAATAATAAAAAACTTGCAAGATGCAAGTAAAGTTTTAGAAGCATATAACCATCAAGATCAAGATTTAATTGAAAATCTTAAGAGTGATTCTGAAGCTTTAAAAGAGTTGCTCGTTAACACTCTAGCTGCGAGTCATCCAGTTAATCCGTTACATTTGAGTGAATCCCAATACACTCATTGCAAGATTTTTTTAAAAAACTTTAACCGTATATATACTTTAAATTATGATCTTCTTCTTTATTGGGTTTGCATGCATTGCGAAGATGATGAAGAGCCATTGAGTGACGATGGCTTTAGAAAACCTCACAACAATTATGATGCCCCTTATGTAACTTGGGAGCCAAATAATGCGCGAGACCAAAATATGTTTTTTCTACATGGAGCTTTGCACTTATTTGATGCAGGTTATGAGCTTAGGAAATTTACATGGGTTAACACCAAAGTTAGATTAATTGAGCAAATCAGGGAAGCAATGAACCTAAATCTTTTTCCTGTATTTGTGTCAGAGGGAACTTCGAAAGAAAAAATAGAAAAGATCAGGCACAATGACTATCTTGCAAAATCATTCAGAAGTTTCTCAGAAATTAGTGGCGCACTATTCATATACGGGCACTCCCTTGCTGAAAATGATGAGCATTTTCTAACATGCATTGAAAATGGCAAGGTCAGACAGTTATACACTGGGCTTTATGGAGATCCAGCAACGCCGGAAAACCAAAGGATTATACGCAGGGCAAACAGAATGGCGCTTAATCGTAAAAAGAAAAACCTTGAAGTATTTTTCTATGATGTGAGTACAGCAAGCGTATGGAGCTAGTTATTAGGGAGAGGTTAAAGATTTTAATTTAAACTTTCCATTATCAAACTCTCTATAAGGTCGTAACCATAGGCATCAATTCCCAACAATGGGCGCGCTTCATACTGCACTTCTTTACCCTTACATGACGGCCGGTCGCGCAGCCCGTAATGATGCACGCGGGCCATGCGCTGCACGTTGCCCGCAAACTCAATCACGGCCTCATTCGGGCTGGCCTGCGTTTTCATATATTTAGCCGTGCGCAGTTTTGCAAACATCTCGCGCTTTATCCGGCCCTTTTTACTGCGCACCGGCTGCGTTTTTCGGGCTTTAAAAGGCGTGCCGTCTGGTGCCTGCTGGCGCTTGATATTCTGCTGCTGACTCGCGCGCAGCTTGCGGCCAATGCTGCGCGCCATTTCTTTACGTGCCGGGGCTGACAGGCTGCTGATCAGCGCCTCCAGACGGTCATTTACAAGCTGCAGCCCGCTCATGTTTGCCACTCGCTGACCAGCTCGCCGTGAACATAAAGCTGCACCGGCCGCGCGTCATCCTCCGGCAGCGGGTTCTCGCCGACGTGAGTCACGTGCAGCCCGTCGTCGGCCCGCTTCACGATCACGCGCTCGCTCAACTGCAGCTCAATGCTGATATCGCTGGCCGTGTCGCTGATAACATCCGCCTGAAAAGTAAAGCCCGTCCGGCGCTTTTCCTCGGTAGCCATAATGTCGGGTTCATTCGTACGCAGCCAGGCAAGCAGCGGCACGATCAGCAGGTCGATATTACCGGCGTAGTCGGTAATGACCATGTTAAGCCGGTACTGGTATTCAAATGACAGCGAGCTGGCAAGCGTCGAGACGATGCGCCCGCTGTCGATAAACACGTTGAGCGCATCAGGGTTTCGCTGCAGCTCCGGCACGCTGTCGGTCAGTGTCTGGCGCAGCTGTTGGGGTTTCAGCATCGTGCTGCTCCTGGCAGTCTTTGATTATTTCGACCTGCAGCCCGCAGGCGGCGAGTGCGGCCTCAAGCTGGCGGTTGTCCGCCGCCAGATCGCCCGCCGTTTTAAGGCTGTTTCCCGGCACTGGGCAGCTTGTCACGCGCGGACAACCAATCCAGATAATCTCTGGCGCTGGCGAAGGCCGGACGGGCGTGCAGCCGGATAACATCGTCAGGCAGATCAGCAGCAGACCAGTCACGCAGTATCGGATTCGCATCGGTTTCTCTCTGTATGGTCATTTCACGGTTAAGCGCGGCCGTGCTGGCACGGCCCTGCATCAGCCGCAGCTCGGCCTCGCGCTTCTGGCTGGCTTTCGCATCCGCGTCCAGCCTGGCTATCGCCCGGTCGCGGCTCTCGATACCGGCCGACAGCGTGCCGATAATGCGCTGCGCGCTGGTCAGATCGTCTTTGGCGACTTTCCACTGCCAGCCGGTCACGCCCAGCGCCAGCAGAGCCACCGCCAGAAGCAGAGCTATCAGGCGCGTCATTTGACACCCCGCAGGCAGTAGGCAGTTTCCGCAGCGCGGCGGTTTTCCAGCCCGCGATTTTTCACACCCTTAACGAACACCCAGCGCCGCAGCTCATTACAGGCATCAAGCCAGTGCTGCAGCCTGATGTAACGGGCAAAGGTCGAGCTGCAGGCCGCGCGCACGCCGACGTTAAAGGCGAATGAAACGGCCGTGTCATAGACC